GCTCAGCGCCGGCAGGCTCAGCTGCATCACGTCGCCTTCCAGATCGTTCGCCAGCACGATCGCAACGCGCTGCGAGTAGCGGCATGCGCGGCTGTCGCCTTGGCCCGAGCCCTTGACGTTCTGCGGGCAGGTGGCGCAGCTGGCCGACTGCTTGTGCGTCGAGGACGGATCAGGCACGTCGCCGTTCTGGCTCTGGCAGTCGGGCGCGGCCGGGTTCTCGGGGTCGTACTTGGCGAGGTAGAAGGTGCGGCTCACCTTCGGCGCGGCGGCCACGATGACGATGTCGAGGTAGCGCTCCTCGATCGCGGCCAGTTCCTTGCCATCCACGATCAGTCGGAACACGCCGCCCTTGATGGACAGGCGCGGGCCGGTCTGGGCGCCGCCGGCCAGGGCCAGGGCAGTTGCGGAGATGCCTGCGCTGCGCAGGTGCGCAGGCAGTTGTCCAGGGTTGAAAACGGCTACTTGGTTCACTTGCTTTTCTCCAGGGTAAGTGACTGCCTACTTGGCAGAGGGGCGGCGCACGGTAACGGTGATCTCCGAGACCGAACTGAGTCCCGGCGGCGCTGCGTCGGGGTGATTGGTAAGGTAGGTTTTCATGTTGCCTTGGGCCACGCGCTTCTCCATGAGATCGACGCTGCCGGTGGCGATGACGAACTTGCCGAAGGCGTCCCAGTCGTCGGCGTAATATCGGGTCGAGGTGCCTAGCATGATCGTGCCGTGCTCGGTCTTGACGGAATCGACGCCTTCGCCGAGCGCACGGACTTGCTCCTTCATCGCGCCGGTGACAGTCGCCATCTGCAGCTTGATCGCTTCGACTTCGCTGTCATAGATGCGCGTCAGTTCCTGCACGCGATCGCGCATCTTGATGTACATCTTCGCCAGCCGGTCGAGCGGTATCTCGACAGCGGCGACGGGGGTTTGTTCTTCGCTCATCAGGGCTCCTTGGGTGTCATCGGGGGTCATGGCCGATCAGTTGTGTAATATTAAACAATAGAACTGGGAATGTCAAGCGGTGCGGGCGGACGATCAGTCTGCCATCACGTCGTCGAACATGCCAGAGAGTTGGTAACTCTCCTCCACACGTCCTGCCAAGCGCTGAAAGGCCACGCGCTCCGCAGGGCTGTTCTGGATGTGCGTCACCGTGACCTTGTCGGCCACCTGCCCCTTGCGGTCGGAGCGGGCGATGCACTGAATGTAATGCTCAACGCTGTCCATCGGGCCATAGAAGACCACGGCATCAGCACGGGTCAACGTCAATCCATGCGCCGTCGTGCGCGGCTGCATCACCAGCCCGTCAAGTTCGTCCGTGTGCTGGAACTGGTTGACGATGTCGTTGCGCTTTGACTGCGGCACGCTGCCGTCGATGATGGCGACGTTGAACCCGTGCTTGGACAGGAACTCGTGCAAGCGGTTGATGACCGCGGTGTTGACGGCGAACACGAGGAACTTGTTGCTGGCCTCGCGTACTACCTCCAGCAGCACGTTGAGGCGCGGGGCTGCGTCGAACTCAATGACATCCCCATCATCCGTCCTTACCGAACCGGCGGAAATCTGTAAGAGTTTCCCCACCATGATGGCCTTGTTGACCGCGGTGATCTTCTCGCCGGCCGCCGTCGCTGCCATCTGATCCTTCATCAGCTTGTAGTACTTGGCCTGCTGCGGCGACATCGGCACGTCGCGCGTCTCGATGATGACCGGCGGCAAGTCCAGGCACTGCTTCTTGCTGAAGCGTATTGCCGGTTGCAGCACGGCGTGCACGAGTTCCTTGGCATTGGGCCGTGGCACCCACTTGAACGTGCTGACCTTAATCATCACCTTGTCCTTCCAGGCGCCCTTGTAGGCCGGCACGCTGGAGGGGTTCACGAGCTTGGCGAGGCCATACGCCTGCTCGGGCGATTGCGCGGCCGGTGTGCCCGTCATCATCCACAGGAGGGTCTGAGGCCTGACCAGCGCGTGTAGTACCTTCCAGCGCATCGTTGTCGCGTTGGAATAGGCAGTGGCCTCGTCCACGATGATGAGGTCGAAGCGCCCGTCCTTCTTGACGGCCTCGGAGATCAGCGCCAGCCCGTCGTAGTTCACGATGACGAACTCGTAGCCAGCCTTGACGGCCTCGACGCGGCGCTTGGCGTCGGAGTGGTGCGCCACGACTGCGCTGCGGTGGATGATGCTCTTGTTGAAGTCGTTCATCCAGGCGCTGTGCATGATGGACACGGGGCACACGATCAGCACGCGCCGCACATGGCCCTGCGTCATCAGGTAGTCGGCGGCCCACAGCGCGCTCAGCGTCTTGCCCGTGCCGGCGTCGTTGAGCACGAAGCAGCGGCGATGGATCGTGGTGAAGTCCGACGTGTCACGCTGGTGGCTCATCGGCTTGTAGCGCCCCGGCCAGCCGTAGTCCTTGCGGATCGGGCTGGGCGCATCGGTGATGCCCAGGTTGCGCAACACACGCACCTCGTCGAGCCCCCACTTCACGTAGACGTTGAAGCCGCCGGGGATGGCCTCGACGTGCTTGTGCGGGATGACATTGAATCTGTCAGCGTTACGCACCTTCAAGTGCAACGCCTTGTTGTTAACGATCTGCATTTTGTGTTTGCGCTTTTCGTAAGTAGCGAATTTCGGTGCGAAGCACACCGAGCATGATTACCGCTTGCAACAGCAGCCCGGGGTGGAGGTAGATCGGTCCTGCCGGATCGCCCGCATCTAGCGCGGAGCGCAGTTGATCGCGCAGTGCGCCGACCATCTGTAAAGCGCTATCGTCATCGGCGTCAGCGTCGTCGGCGTCGTCATGTATGCGTTGCATAGGGCCTCTAAAAGAAAAAAGGGCCTGCATCCGCTTTCGAGAGATGCAGGCCCGCCGGTAACTGAGGGGGAGGGAGGGAGGGAGAAAGAGCCGGCGGGCACGGACCCTGGGAAATGGTTAAGCCGTGAAGGCTTCGATGCGATCGGCGAGGATGTGGCTGTAGTGCGCCATGTGGATCGCTTGGTGGTGCAGGCGCGTCTGCTCATCATTGTCGAGCGTGGCGAACACACCAGAGCCGATGAACACGTTCAGCGCGGCGCGCTTGATGTCGAGTTCGTGCTTCTCCTCGACGACGCGTTGTTGGAAGAGGTGCAAGGTCATACGGGCCTCAGAAGGTGGTGGGTTGAGCGATGCCGCGGATTACTGCCATCCAGCCCTCTTGCAGATGCGTGGCGCCGATGGACACCCAGCGCTGGTCGAGGTGGCGCAGCGCATCACCTTCGGGCTGGGCAGGCGGCTGGCCGGCGAGCGACATCGGATGCTGGCGCAGGCGCGCGATGAACTTGCCACACTGCTCGGACAGTTCCTTGGCCTCGTTGATGAGCGACTGCTCCTCGGCGCTCAGCTGGCGGTAGCCCTTGATGCGTGCGGTGATCTCGGGGATCGGGTTGGGGTTCGGGGTTTCCATCACGACTCCTCGCTGCTCGCGTCAGACGGTGCCGGGGTCTGCATCTCGGCGTAGTGCAGCGAGCACGCGGCCTGCACCAGCGCCAGCGCGGCCTCGGCGTAGTTCTTCGCCTCGTAGCCCATCTCGGCGGCGCTGGCCTTATCCGCCAGCGCCTCGGCGGCTTCGATCAGTTTTGCATTCATCAGTCGTTCCTCTCGGTGTTGATCTGGCAGTCGCCGCATAGGAACATACGTTCCTTGTGGCTGCGTGGGTCATCGCGGTGTGGGCCGCAGTTCATCGTGCAGATGAGGGTGCGTGGATCGAAGCGCTCAAGCGCCTCCTTGTCGGCGCGGGTGAACACGAGCGGCGTGCGCACCAGCACCGGGGCTCGCTGACGCTTCACGATGCCTTGCGCTTGCGCTTCACGGGCATCGGTGGCAGCAGCTTCGCCGCGGCGCGGATACCGGCGCTCAGATTGCCGTCGCCGACGAAGCGCAGCAGGTCGGCCGTCTCGGTTGGCATGGACACGTTGAAGCGCTCCACAGGTGCCTTGCCGAGCAGCGGCCGGGATGTCTTAGTCGTCATCGAGAAAATCTCCTACGTCTATCTTGCCGCCTGTCTTGGCTGCGAGCCAGAACAGGAAAGCGATGAAGCCTATCAGGCCCACGATCACCAGCACCGTGAGCGCGTCCACTACAGCTTGGCCTTGACCCACGCCTTGCCGGCCGCGGTCATTGCGCCGAACGTCTGGTAGGTGCGGCCGCAGTACAGGCCAGCCCAGAAGCCGGCGAGGAACACCAGCACGACGAACACGAAGAGGATGAAGTCAACCATGAAGGTCTCCTTGAAAGGGTGGGGGCGGCCGGTACTGGTATCTCTGATCCGGCTTTGCGAAACACTCCACGGTAGCTCCCCGAACTTGTTGCCAAGCTCAGATCAAAGCTACGCCAAGACATCCCATCGCACGTATCTTGGCCCCGTCGCGCATCAGCCTGCGCATTCGCCCCCGTGGAACTTTAACCGTCGATGGCGGCCAGCAGCAGTTCAGCCGTCGAAGCGAACGCGTCCACCTCGGCGATGGTCTTGGCGTCAACGATGTCGAACTTCGCGCCCTTCAGGTTGTCGTCCAGGCCCTTCAGGAAGGCCGTGGCGCCAGCGTCGTCGCCCACCTGCACGAACAGGATGGTCAGGTCTTCGTCGGCGGCCTGCGAGTTCGCTTGGTTCTTGATGACGAGTTCGACAGCCTTGGCGTCGTCCGGCACGCCGTCGGTGTAGACCACGATCATGTCCTTCTTGGGCGACTTGCCGGCCATGCCGAACGCCTTGGTCAGCGCCTCGGCCAGCGGCGTGCCGCCACGGGGGGACAGGTCTTTGAAGATGTTCAGCGCGTTCTCTTCGGTGACGTTCTCCCAGGACTGGATGGCGCTACCCAGCTGCACCATGCCGATGCCGTCGGTGTCGATCTGCGACAGGTCGCGGATCAGCGTGCGGATCGATTCCTGCATGGCGTTCCAGCGGGTCGTGGAGCCGCCGGCCTTGTTCAGTTCAGCCATCGAGCCGCTGGTGTCGGCCACAACGATGAAGTCGAACTCGGACAGACGAGCAATTGCGTTTGCGTTCAGGGTCATTGCAGTTCCTATCAGGTGGTTGATCCCGGCTCTGTGCCGGTGAGGGCAGTATACACACGACTTGTGTATACACAACAATTATTTTACGTTCGGGACTTTGTAGCCCTTGCCACCCTTGCGCCATGCACGGTTGGTGCCCGGCGCTTGCACACCCAGGTTGCTCGGCGCGTTGCCGCCACCGTTGTCCAGTGCCGTCTTGTGGATCACATCCTTGCCATCCCCGATCGGCGAGGCGCCCGACTTTATCGCAGCCCGTTGCGCGGCCTTGCGCTTGGTCTGCGCCTTGACCTGCTCGGGGGTGTTGTTGTATGCAGCCTGATAGGCCAGCTTAGCTTTGGTTGCCATCATCGAACTCCTTGAAATTCGCACGTCGTCACTTCACAGTACTTCTTGCACAGCCCGTTCTGCTTGGGCGGCCAGTGGTTGCTGGCGATCGACGCCTCGATGGCGCCAGAGCGCTCGCGCCAGCGCCACCACAACTGCTCGGCTTGGTGGCGCTTCACCTTGTGTTTCGTCACCGTGCCCTTGAGGACAAATAGTAAGCCACCGGACACGCTCTGCACAGTCGGGAAATGCTGGAAGATCATCAGCGCCATGAGCAGCAGCTGGTCGGTGTCTGGGTACTTGTCGCCACCAGATTTGTAGTCGTAGCAGCGGGCCGTGGTTCGGTCGGGTGAGAGGATGATGAGGTCGGCCACGCCTCGCACCCAGCAGTCCTTGGCGAAGAAGTCACAGGGCGTGAGGTCTTCCTTCAGGCCCATCTTCCACTCGCACAGCTTGTCGCCCGGCATGGCCTTGAGCGAGTCCATGATCGGCTGCATGAACTTGAAGTCCTTGCCGAGCGGGGTGTTGTAGAGGATGAAGTGCTCGGCCTGCTTGTGCAGTTCCGTGCCGTACAGGTTCGAGGCGTTGTCCTGCTTGGGGAAGTTCTTGAGTATCTTGATCTCGTGGAACTTCCTGCGGCACGTCTCGTAGTCCTTGATGGTTGAGAATGACCAAGTGAGTGTCATGACTGCTCCCCGCGCAGCGGCGAGCCGGTAGCGCCGCCCTCGGTGCAGAAGCGCAGAATGCCGCGCGCCCAGTCCTCGTGCCGGTGTCGCGCTGCGAGGAGTCGGCAGTTCTCCAACGCAGCTTCCGCGTTGTGCTCCTTCGTGGCCTCGGCGACTGCTTGCTCGGCCATGCGCCGTGCCCAGCTTTCGAGGTTTTGCCAGCCGTAGCTGAAGCCGGCGCGCTTGATGAAGGCGTCCAGCTGTTCTTGTTGCGTCATGGTGTGCTCTCCTCTTCAAACCGCGCCGTGCGGATCAGTTCCTCCAGCAGTAGGCCGAACTGGGTGACGAACGGCTCGTTGTATGCGAGCTTGTGCTCCATCGTCATCAGCACGGCGTGCGTGGCCTCATGCCAGAACGTCTTCTGCTGCTCGGGCGCAGTGCGTGCCCTGTCGTGCGCCTTGTCGAAGATGATGATCTGCTTCGGTGTTGCCGTACCGCAGACGGCGGCTTTCTTGTGCGCTCGCTCGCGCTTGACATCCCACTTGCGCCGGCGCAAGCGGAAGGAGGTTGGTATGGGGTGGGTGTTCATTGCTTGGCTTCTCCGTATCGTTGATGCGCTCCACCATCTGCAGCCAGCGGGATGCCGGGCATGTAGGTGGGCTCCTTTGTCATCTGCCGCAGCACCCACGGCAGGGCCTTGTCCTTGTCCTTGACGCGCGCCAGGGCCAGCAGTTCGTCGTGCACCGTCAGCTTGACCGGCAGGCGCTCGCGCACCCGCAGCATGCCGTCGGCCGCCACGAGTCGCGCCAGTCCTTGCGTGACGTTGTTACACACCACGCCGGGGTGAATCTTGACGCGCGCCTTGCCCTTCATGTAGGTGTACTCGACGCGGCCGCGCTCGTCGAACGCCTTCTCCAGCCCGGGGTACAGAATCTGCATCCCGTTGGGCAGAGTGATGGCGCCCTTGCTGAAGGTCAGGCACTTGTAGGTCTCAGTCTGCCCGCCGTACAGGCAGTTCTCCAGCATGCCGCCCAGCACCTTCCAGAAGCGCACGACCGGCGCCGCGGCCAAGCGGTAGCGCTCGATGATCTCCTTCGCCACGATACAGTGGATCAGCAGTTCGTCCTGCGTGCAGCTGTGCGCGATGGTGTGCACCTGCTTCATGTGCCAGTCGTTGTTCAGGAACTTCTGCGCGGTCGCTGCGCTGATGCCCATGAGCTTGGCGTCGGCCTTGGTGTACATCCGTGGCGGGGCGCCGAGGAAGCCTGTCAGAAGCTGCTGGGCGAACGATCGCCACCCCAGCATGTACCCAGCCCCCAGCAGCGCCGACTTTGCGCTCTGACGTAGCAGCGGGTGCGTCTCCTTGGTCATGCCCGGCACGCCGAACATGATGGCACCGAACTCGGCGTAGGCGTCCCGGCCCGAGCGGAAGATGTCCAGCAGGTCCATGTAGTCGGCCAGCCACGCCAGCACGCGCGGCTCGATCTGCGACAAGTCACCGACGATGCAGACGTAGCCCTCGGGGGCCATGATCGCCTTGCGCAGCCGGCTGCCGCGCTTCATGTTCTGCATGTTGATGTTGCTGCCCTTCGCCGCCTGCCACCGGCCAGGGCCTGCGCCCCAGTAGTTCAGCGGGATGGGCAGCGCGCCACGCTGTGCGATCTCCAGCAGCCGGTGCGCCCGCGTGCGGCCCTGCGTGGACTTCACGTTGAGGCGTGCGTTGCACAGCAGGGCCACGTCCTCGTTGTCGCCGTTGAGCAGCTGCTGGAACAGCGCATCGGTCTTGGCGAACGCGAAGATCATCTTGCCGGCGGCCTTGCCCTTGGCGCTGGGCGACGGCTTCATCGGCGGGTCGATGTCGAACTGGCGCAGGATGGTAGCGAAGATGTCGTTGCTGGCAAGCTCGGACTCGGTGCGGTTGCAGCGGGCCAGCGCCAGCGCCAGCGCCCCCTCCTCGTCCGCGATCGCCTCGCCGAGCAGCTTGCTGTCCAGCACCAGCTGCGGCTTCGTGTACATCTGCACCGTCATGTCGATCAGGTCAAGCTCCGATCGGGGGAACTTCGGCAGCATCAGCTTCAGTAGCTCCAGGCACAGCCATGTGTCGTGCCGGCAGTAGTCGGCGAGGTCCGACTCGATCTGGAAGGGCAGTTCGTCGAGGATGTTCTCGGTCGAGGACAGGCCGTCCATCTTCGGCGGGAGGTTGTAGCGCTCGGCCAGGGTCTTGAGGCTGTTGCCCGCCTCGACCCCGTGCAGTGCCCGGCCCATGCTCAGCGTGTCGAACACGTACGCGGGATGCACACCGTGATGCCACAGCATGATCGACACGTCGAACACGGCATTCTGCGCGGCCACGGCCACGCGCGACCAGTCGAAGCGCGCGAAGAACTCGGGCAGGTCTTTGCCACGCACCCACACCTCGTGATGCTCGCCAGTCTTCAGGTCGAGGACGGCCCACGACAGGCCCCACGCCTTGAAGCGGGGGTCGCGCAGGTACTCCTCCTGGGTCTGACACGAGAAGCCCAGGCCGATGGCCCGGCCCCACGTCGTCTCGTAGTCGAGCCCGATGATGATGTCAAATGGTCTGGGCATGGTCACTCCTGATGCAGCTTGAAGAGGTAGATGCTGGGGTCGCCCTCGAAGTGCATGACGCCGTTCTCAAAAAGTGCAGCGAGGTTGTCGTCGATGCTCTCGTTGTCTTCTTCGCTCAGCGGGTACTCTGCGTTGAAGAAGTACAGGCGAGGCGCGAGTGCTTCGCGCACAGCCGCCTCGTCGTTGCAGAACACCGGGTGGCCGAAGTCCTCGTCGTCGATCGACACCAGCAGGTACTTCGGTTTGTCTGGGGTTTCCATTTAGTGTGTCCTCGTTGGGTCTGTGTTGGAAGCCGCGGCAGCCTGTGCGCTGCGTGCGGCCAGGAAATTACACATCATCTCCTCGACCTCCTCTATGCCGCAGTTGATGCCGTGCATCAGTACGGGCTCGATCTCGGCTTCGTCGGGGCTCGGCAGCGAGTGCATGAAGAAGCCCTTCAGCTTCGGGTTGGCGATGATGTGCACGAGGTGCACGAAGACGTGCTGCAGGCACTCGCGCTTTTCCGGGGGCAGCCCCTGGATCAACGCGTTGAGGCTATCTTCTGCGTTCATTTCTTCGTCCCCTTGATGACCTTCACGTCGTTGTCGTCCGCCTGCGGCGGCGGTGCCGGCCAGTAGCTGAGCCCGGTGTTGATCGGTTGCTGCTTCAGGCGCCGCCGCAATACCTCGATTGCTGTAGCTACACGTTCCACGTTGCCAGCGTGGATCAGCAGCGCCACGCCGCCCGCCTTGATGAATTCCTCCGCATGGTCGGTCTGCAGGCGCGTCGGCTTCTCCTTGTCGTCGCGCTTCGCCTCGATGCCCAGATAGGCGCCCTCGACGCAGCACACGAAATCGAAGTTGCCCGACTTGCCATAGCCGTGCGTGGCCGGCATGTCGAAGGGCACGTTGCGCAAGCGCAGCACCTTCTTGATCCGATCCTTGACGGACTCCTCTTTGGGTTTAGGTTCAGTTGACATTGAGCAAGTCCTTCGCGCGCAGTGTGCGCATGATGCTATGAAACGCGTTGTCCATCGAGCGGTGATCGGACGGCGTGATGCTGGTGAAGTAGCGGATCGTGCGGCCATCAAGCTCCACGTCGAGCGCCACGCAGCTGGAGCGACGGACGACGCAGACGATCTTCGCGCCCTCCGTCTCCAGTCTCTTGAACAGCGCCTTGTGCCACTTGGTCACGGTTGTCATGGTGTATCTCCTACTCGTTTGACCCACTCGATCGCCGCGTTGATGCGGGCCTCGTGCGCCTCGTACCCGGCCAGAATCTCGCGGCGCGTCCTGCCGCTCTCGCCGTACTGCTCGTCCAGCTGCGCCTGCGTGCAGTTGCGGAACGCATTGCGCGCCCGGTACAGGTCATCGCCGCGGGCGCACTCCAGTGCATAGACGGCTGCTTGTGCGTGGTTGTTCATGCTTGCTCCTTTACAAGTTCAAAGACGTGCAGCACGAGCGTGCCCGCACGCAGGTGGGCCGTGCCGCGGTACACCAGCATGTCGCTGGGGATCGGGTGCCCGGTGCCGATCACCATAAAGCGGCGCATCACCAGCTGCTGCTCGTCGAGATCGACGAGTGCCCACAGGCAAACATCCTCGTTGAGCGGCCCGCCCTGCGCATGCACCTGCAGAATCTCAGCCCCGAGGGGCATGGTGATGATGCCGTTGTCAGGCACCGTGAATTTCCAGACTACTTTCATGGGGTTCCCCCGTGTGTGACAAAAAACCAGACGATTGCGTAGATGGCGATGGTCGCCACCACAGCTGCTGGCACAACGATGGCAAGCATCTTCAGGAAGTTACGGTCGTGTTCGTCCATGATGTCCTCACAGGTCGAATTGGTTGCGAAGCTCGTTCACGGCCTTGCGCACGTCCTCGCGCTTGGCATAGTCGTCGCGCAGGGTCTGCGCCGTGGTCCCGCCCAGCGCCTTCTCCAGCGCGGCCGCGGCCTTGTCGATGGCGTGCCCCTGCAGCGCCGGCAGCGACTTCACCAGCGAGCACAGGTCATACGCGTTGGTGACGAGCGTGTCGTGGAAGCGCTTCTGCTTGAAGTCGCCGGTCTTCAGGTCGGTCTCGGATACCAGTCTGTCGGCCATGCGCTCCAGATGGTCGCTGACGCGCTTGGTGATGTCCGCCAGCATGGCGGCCTCGCGGCTGGAGTTGGTGCGCGTCAGGCTGGCCTGCAGTTCCGCCAGTGCATCGTTACCCACATCCACCCGGAAGTCGCCGGTGCTGGGCACGGGCTCGATGTCGAGGGAGACGTTGAACTTGGCCGCGATCTCGCTGGCCGACGGGAAGTCGTCGCGCTTGAACATCGCACCCAGCGCCATCGCCTGCGCCGTGATGAGGCCAGGGTAGATTGCGATGAAGGCTTCCACCTGCGCATTGAACTCGGCCATCAGCAGTCGGATGTTCTTGTCGAAGTCCATCAGCTTGAGCGTGGGCAGCAGGCGCTGGCCGGCATCTGTCCAGGGGAACGTGTTGTCGTAGACGTAGTTGCGCATGCGCGTGGCGATCTTCGCTATGTCTTCCAGTTCCGGCCGACCGGCCAGCAGGTTCTTGTTCACGCGCGCGGCGCCCTTGGACTTGGCGCCCTTCGACGCCTCGACCTCGTCGGACACACCTCTGTCCAGCTTGCGGGCGGTCCACTGGGACACGCCCAAAGTTACCAAAACCGAGCACGAATTGAGGTTGAGTTGGTGGTTGTTCATGGTGTTTCCTTTGGTGGTTGTGGTGGGGGTTGCGGTTGCGAGGACTTCAGAGAGACGTTGTTCGAGGGACATGGCTTACTTTCAGGTGGACGAAGTTGCAGGCTGAACATCAGCCCAGTTGTTGCCCGCAGCGATGCTGCCGATGGTGTTGGGCGATACGCTAAACAGTGCGCCGACTTGGCGTTGCGTGTGCGTTCCTAGCGCTAGCAGTCGTTTGATTTCTGCTACTTGCGCCACGGTGAGTACGGCGTTGCTGTGCCGTATACCGTCGCGCTTGTTGTCATTTTTGTTGTCTTGATTTGTGCCTAGTAGCAGGTGCGCCGGGTTGCAGCAGCGCCGGTTATGGCACTGATGTCGAATGTCGAGTTCTGCAGGTATTGGACCGACGAAGACGCTGTACGACAGCCGATGCGCTAAGCGTTCTACCTTTTCTTTCCGACCCGCGTTGACTTGCCCGTACCCGCATGACTGCAGGCTTAGCTGCCAGTTCCAGCAGCCTGTCATCGGATCGACAACCGTGCGCTGTTTTATGTACAGCTGCCAGCGCGCTAGATTTTCGTCGTTCACGTTTTTCCTTTCTAAAGTGTAAGATTATACAACAGGTTTTGGGGGGATTGCTCCAGCTTCGCGTATCCGCTCAGCGCCGTCCATATCGAAGTTGGCATCGTCGCTGCTGCGGGCGTCCGCCAGCTTGTTCTTGACGAGCGGGTGGTTTTCACTGACCTCATCCACGATGAGCACATCCGCCCGCTTGCCGGTCAGGGGCTTGCCGGGGATGGCCGACCCGCTGCCCTGGAAGCCGGTGACGTGCGTTGCACCTGCGCCGGTCTGCTTGGTCTGGGCGCCGCCCGGCGTCATACCCGGGATGGACGTACGCCGCAGGTTAAGCATCATCATGAAGGCGTTCGCCGTCTGCTGCGCGTCCTCGATCACAGCCGGGTCGGTGAGGCTCACGCCTTTCTCGACCGGCATGTGCGCGACGAACACCAGCCTGAACGACGCGGCGTAGCCGACCACTTGGTTGTAGCCCAGCTGCAGGATGTAGTGCGCGCCACCGAACAGGCTGCCGACGACGCGCGCCTCGTCCAGCGCCGGCCCGACCCAGGTGCCCTCCAGTATCTTGCTGGTGGCGACACGCACGGGCACCAGGGCCTGCAGCTTCGTGATGCTGTTCTGCTGCAGCGGTTGGTCTAATGCGGGTTGCTTGGTTGCCATCTCTGCTTTCTCCTTTATGACTCTGGTGACGGTCTTCATTAACTCGATCAGCTGATCGGGCGTGAGGGCAGCGCCGAGATTGCGGCCGGTGCCGTACGTGGTTGCGAGGCTCGCCTTCTTCTCTTCGTGGCGCAGGATGCGCGCCTCCAGTTCGCTGTAGTCGTTGACGTTCTTCACAGACTCTCCTTGCTGATGCGCAAGACCTTCCCCCGCGGGGGTTGGAACCGCGAGTGCCCGACCACACCCCAGAGCAGCGGGCCGGGCGGACACTCGAACTTGGCCTCGACCTCGCCATCCGTCAGCATGATCGTGGCCTGCGGTTTCATCTGCTTCTCACGCATGTAGCGCGCCACGCAGGACACGACCGTGCCCCCGCCGCCCTTGGCCTGCAGCTGCTTGTCCATCGTCAGGTAGTCGGCCGGGCCGAACTTCTGCACGCCGGCCACCTTGCTGTCCCACCAGATGACGGTGACGGACAGCGGCTGCAGCTGCTCGCACACGCGGCCGATCTCGCCGAAGATGCGCGCGTAGTACCGGCGCATCGATCCCGACGTGTCACAGGCCACCACGAGGTCGCCCGCTGCCTCGCTGTAGTGCGATGGCAGGATGATCCCGAGCGGCATGAACAGCTTGTTGCGCGGGTTCCAGCGCGACTGCTCGTCACCCTCCATGTGTTCCTGCAAGAACTGCTGCATGGGGTCGCGCCAGTTGGTCTCGACCTTCTCGAAGCCCTGCAAGCTGGCGCTGCCTGCGCCTTCACCACGCAGCCGGGCCGAGATGATCTCGCCCTGCACCCGAGCGTCGTTGAGCGCCTGCTCTTCGGCCTGCGTCTCCTCGGGGTCGGGTTCCCGCTGCTCGTGCTTGTCTAGTGGTGGCGGCGCGTTGGGGTCGGGGTTCTTGATGAGATCGGCCATCACCTCCAAACAACTCCAGTTCTTGTACTTCGCATCGAGCAGCGGCGGGTAGTCAGTCGGCCACGCAATGAAGCCGCGCCCTCTGTCCATCTCCTCCACCGACAGGTTGACGACGTAGTCCACCGCTTGCGCGGACTCCTCCGGGTACTGCTTGAACTCGGCGTTGTAGGCCGTGCAATGCTGGTAGAGCATGTGCAGGCACTCATGCGCCACGACAGCGCGCAACTGCTGCCGGGTCATGCGCATGACCCAGCCCTCATTGAACCATCTGTTCAGCCCGTTGGTCTTCGCTGTCGGCACCTCGGCGCCAGCGAGGAACGACTGTCCGATCTGAGTGACAGCGCCGATGCGGGAGAACTCCTTGTCGCCCATCAGGTCGAGGTTCACACACGAGATGCGCTCGCGTGCGGTGAGTACGTCGTAGCTCATTTGTTGCTCCTTGCTTGGTCAGCGGTTTCCATTGCACGGCGCCAGCGCCGTGCGCGATCGCGCAATGCGCGTCGGTCCTTTTTGTTGGCGGGGTTGTTGCGCAACCACTCGGCGCTCTCTTCCAACTTATCAGCAGCGAAGCCAGCCGCCCACAGTAGCGTGTCCAGCGTCGTCTGCTTGATGGTGACTGTCTTCATGCTTACCTCGCGTTCAGAACACGCAGGCTCTGGGTGAGCGTCTGCGTGAAGGTGGCCGAGCGTGCGAACACGCCCATCTTCTTGGAGTTGTTGGACACGTTCTTGGTGAACAACAGCCGCGCCTCACCGGGCATGCGGTTCATGTACTGCGAGACCGCCTCCGCTGCGCCCGAGTCCTGCGTCTTGGTGATGAGTTGGAAGGCCAGCATCACGCGAGCGCCTGCGTTGTCGGGGATGAACGTGCCCTGCGGGTCGTGACAGATGGCACCGAACTGCGGCAGGCTGCGGCCGAAGCGCACGTACGCCATGAGCAGCGTGGTGAAGGCGCGGCCGATCGTGCCGTTGAGCGCAACGGTCAGCGTGTGCTCGTCCAGGCTGCCGCCCTTGTTCAAGATGTCGCTGGCCGCATGCAGCGAGCGCGGCGTGGCCCACTTGTCCTGCACCGCACGAGGGTTGTAGATGTACGGGTTCGTCCGCGCCAAGTCCTGCCCCGACTTGGCCGCGCCCGGCTCGTAGTCCATGAAGGACTCGAACACCTGCGGGTACTCGTCGCAGCAAGCGATGACCGCTGCGTGCAGGCCACGCGGGATAGCGAAGTCCTCGATCCACTCCTGCGCCGTCGGGTTGCGCAGCGTCACGTCGATCAGCCGGTCACGCAGGTGCCCCTGCACCGAGTCGCCCAGGCCCTCGGCCGAGATGTTCGTGAGGCAGAAGACGATGCTGCCCAGCGGCATGCGGCGCTCGCCCAGCCGGTGCTCGTAGATGATCGGCGCGATCATGTCCTTGATGCCCTGCTTGGCCTTGCCGACCTCATCGAAGCACAGGATGATCGGCTGGCTGCCGTCGATGTCCCGGTGGTTGCCGGCGTTGATGCCGAAGCGCTCGTTCGGGTACTCGCGGGAGACGCACAGTTCTCTGTCGATGTCCGGCACATACACCGAGCCATCGCTCATCTGGGTGCAGTCCATCGGGTTCACGATGTGATAGCCGGCGAAGTCGGGGTCTTCCGCCAACGCATACAGCATAGAGGTCTTGCCGATGCCGTGATGGCCGCGGACGATGATCGTTCTGTCAGCGCCAACAGCTTTGACGAGGGCGATGGTTTGCTTGGAGTTGAGTGTGAGTTGCATTTCAGTCTTTCAAGAAAAAGCCGGCAATGCCGGCGAGGGTTCAGCGAAGACCCCATGCCTTCGCTGTGGTGTGGATCACTTCGGCATCAGCCACAAGAGAAGCAGCCCCACAGTGCCAAAGATCAGGGCGAGCGTGATGGCGATGCGCAGCAGTTCGCGCCAGAAAGGGCGCCTCTTGTAGCAGGTGATGGTGTTGGCGTAGTCCTGCGGGAACGCGTCCATCATTGTTCTCTTGAACGTTTTGGTTGTGTCGTTGAGCTTCATTCAGGGTCATACTCCTTTGTGTAATGTTGAACATTGTATCACGGGATGGACTCACTCATTGCCGTACCAGTTCCTCACCAGCCGCGGGCCGGGGTTGCTGTCGGCGAAGTAAATCTCCCCGCAGTTGTTGCAGCCGTAGTGCAGGTTGTCATCCCACAGGTTGCTCGACCCGCACTTCATGCAGCGGCCGGTGAAGTGGCCCGTCGGCTCGTTGTTCGGGTTCGTCTCGCGCGGCGGGCGGTTGGGGTAGTTGCTCATGCTGGCTTCCTATCTCCGTTGAGTTCAGCGTCGGCATGCACGGCCCACTCGGCGCCGTGCTTGAGGTAGTGGCCCAGGCAGAAGTAGATCACCGCGGCCTGCTCCTCCTCGGCCTTGGTCGGGATGGTGTGGCCCAGCACCTTGCGCATGCGCTCGGCGACGTAACCACAAGCGAAGTTCGGCTTGCCGAGGATGTGGCGCGTGATCTCGTCGAACGGGAACAGCGTGCCCTCGGCCTTGCGGTAGCCGGCCTCGAACGCATCCACCGGGTTGGCGAGCGCGGGGTTGGCCTGCAGCCATGCCTCGCAGATGTCAGCAAGTTCTTCGTTGGTCTTCATTCTTCTCTCTCCAGTTTCATGCCACAGATCGGGCAGTAGGTTGCGAACAGCACCATCGGCCGCCCGCGCAGCAGCGGGTCGAGCTTGACGGTGCGGATGTGGATCAACTCGCGCATCGGTGTGGTGAGCGAGTAGGCCAGCGACAGCTGCGTGTTGTGTTCCTTCAGCTGCTCGTTGACGCGGGTGATGCAGTCATGGGGCATCAGGTTTCTCCTCCAACAATGCCTTCGCATCCGTCACGTAGGCCCAGGCCACGACCAGAGAATCCAGGCCCGACATCTTCCACTCTGGGTACAGGCGCAACTCGCCCCGGTCTTGCGCCTCCTTCTCGTTGGGGCTCAGTACCAGCCGCTGCACGTTCGCACTGCCCGACCGCGACAGGCATATGCACCAAGGGGAACTCCACTGGCCGCCGTAGCTCGACGAGTAGTCGCTGGCGAGCGGCAGCGCGTCTTTGACAAGCGTGAGTGCGAGGGCCAGGGGCTTCTTGTTTAACGTGGTGTTAAACGGCTTTGCCATCGCCGCATCCAACTCGGCCTGCAGCCGGTCGATGCGCGCCGCTGCATGTAGGAAGTCGGCCGCGACCATCGGCGTCGGGGGTGTGCCGATGCCGTACAGGAAGTTCCCGTGCTGGCGCAGGCGTTCGGATAGGTCGTCGTGTTTCATTCAATGCTCCTGTATGCGTTTCACAATGCCCGTCACCGAGGACTCGCTCCAGCCCTCGGCCGACAGGATGCCGTCGCGCTCCATCGTGCTGGGCTTCAGCTGATGCACGCGGCCGCGCTCGTCCACCTCGAACAGCCACGCGGTGATGGTGCCGATGAAGACGTACTTGCCGGGCTTGTCGAGCACCGCCTTGACGGCGGGCGGGGTGTTGTCTTCGGTCATTTGAATACTCCTTCCTGCAAGCGGTCTACGACCGGGCCGAGTTCTTCCCACAGCGCATCGACATCCACCTCGCGGTGAATCTTCCGCACCTTGACCTCGGGTATCTCGCCGCGCTCGCGGATGATTTGCACCAGCGCATTGAGCACGCAGCCGGTGTCGGGATGGCCTGCCACGGGCTCGCCGCAGTTCGGGCATTTGTGGATCAGTCGTTTCATGCTTGCACCTCGCTGTTTTCCAGCAGCCAATGCAGCCGGTTCGTCACACAGGCGTGGTCGTTGCCCTCGAAACCCATATCGGCGTGGTGGTTTCC